CTCCGAAACATTTCATTACCGAGCCCTTACGCTCCTTTGCTCCTGAAAAACTCGAAAACGGAGACATCCGCATGGCCATAGCCAAAGCCGGCCAACATGCTTATTCTATTTTCGGAGACGAAGTTACTCTAACCGAAGAGTTTCTTTCCCGTGATTATAAAACCTGGGAAGGCGGGCTTGTCTCAATAAATCACGAACACAATCATGACTGGGTTAAAGCGACCATTCACGACATCGAATATGATCCAGAAAATAAACTAGTAGTAGCTTCTTTTTCCGGTATTCCTGCCTGGCTAATGAGTCTAATATACTCTCCAGATTTCAAAGGACTCTCTCAAGAATGCATCCCAATAGAATACCGCAACGATTCAGCCGATGTAATAAAAGGATATGGAACCGGCTGCACGATCGTTACTGATCCTTATGAACCGGCAGCCAATCAGGGCATGGGAGTAGGCATACCTCCAGCTCTGGCTGCCATTCTTTCATCAAAATATCCAATAGAGGATACTATGACAGACAAAACCGGAGGCGGTAAACCCGCCGTGTCAGTAGAGGCGTTTGAATCAACCGTCTCTGAAAATGTACAGCTCAAGAGTCAAATTAAGACCATGGAATCACAGAAAACCGACCTGGAGAAAGAACTTGTTTCCTGGAAACAGAAATACGAAACCCTTGAATCCGGAGAGGCTGACCGGATTAAAATTGCAGTTGAGTCAGCTATCAAATCCTATGACACTGAACTCAAATCAAAAGCCGAAAGGGAAGAGGCAGTCAAAGAACTGAACTCAATAATGTCAAAAGAAGCGGCTGAGAGCTATATGTCAACAAATCCCACAGTTGAACAAATTAGATCAATTACAGGGATCATGAAATCTAATTTTTCTAAAGGGGTTGGAACAGTAAATTCCAGTAATCATGACAATGGGAAATCATACGAAGAGCTTAACAGCGCGTGGAATGCGAAGCTTGGGAAGGTCTGAACATGGCAACTTCTTCAATCAGCGGAGATTACGGGCAGGTAAAACAGATTCCAGTAATTCTCAATGAAGGTAATATTACTGTCAATTCATCAGCATACGGACCCTTTGGAAAACAGACAGTATGCACGCTAGCAACTGAAATCTGCCAAGGTGATTTCGTAGCACTTTCGGATGACACAGGAAACACCTTCGATGCGACAGATGGGCTTCCAGTGGTTACTGCCCTCTCAGATGGCAATGACTTCTGTCTAGGGCGTATAATCGACGAACCAAAATGGGTGAGGCAACCTTCCGCAAATCAGACAACTTGGGCTAATATGCTCACAGGTAAATACTACAGAATTGCGACAGTTGAAGTGTTCCCGATGTCAATATTCAAGGCAACCATAAAATGCGCAAATGCCGCTGCCATCACTCCAGGCACTACTGGAAAACTCGACATCGACGCGAGCGAAAGTACAGCCGCTCACGGTCTAGTTGTTGTTGACGTTGCAAGTGACGGATCTTCTGATATGATCCCTCTTCATGCAGTAGCTAAGGCAGATTCTGGTGAATACTCGCTTCTGATTGCTTTCAAAGGGTTTGGAACGGTGACAGCTTAAGGAGGTATCAAGATGAGCGTATCAGCACCTAATGAAGAATTCCTTACTAAGCGGTTCATCATTCCCAAGATGTATGAAATAATGAACCCTCTGCTTGCATGGACTGATGTATTCCCGCAGGTCAGAGCTACCGCTCCTGTAGTCGGATATAAACAGGAACTCACCAGCGATGCAAAGGACACTAAAAAACAGAAACCAAAACTCAAAACTACCTCTGGTCAGTGGACTTATGTTGAAATTTCGCAATTTACGATGAAGGCCGCGACCCTTAATAAGAAAGGGTTTGCAATAAAAATAGATCAGGACGCTCTAGATTATGTAGAGGGAGTTGACGAAATTCAGAGAGCATTCAGGAAAACTGCATACTGGATTGCAGAGGATTATAACGACAGAATCTCCTCTGAAATCGCAGCCAATGGAACTGCACTCGCAGGAGACTGGACTCCTGCAGCAGTCTGGTCCGATCCAAACGCAGCCCCGATCGCAGACCTTGAAGAGCTCGAAGATGCTTTCATCAGAGAAGGGTATGCATACAGGCTGACTGATGTATTCATTCACAAGGACAATTTCAAAGAGCTTAAGAAATATCTCACGTCTCTCGATATCAATCAATACAAACAAGAAAACCTGTATGGAACTCCAAACAATGGAAAACGCGATTCAATCGAAATTCCTGTGGTAGGTACAACTGTTCATAGACTTCTTTCTGGGGTTGATGAAGGCTCTATCATTGCTATTGACAAGGATAACCCTGGGATAACTATTTTCTACAACCAGAGCCCCAGATATTCCGCAATGAATGGGGCATACGACACAGTAGTAAACGGTCAAAAAGTGAGTAAGAGCTTGTCTTACGGTTTCAACTTTAACAAATATTTCGACAATGAAACGCATGAGACTGTTATTCAGCTCTGGTATGATAACGCACCGGTGACAATTGAACCATACGCAGTTGCAACCGACACAGGCATCTAAGCCTGTTATTTTTTTGGACTGATCCTAGTACATTATATCAAGGAGTCTAAAATATGACTTATACAGCAACCAATCCAGTAAACTTTCGAAATAAAACAGGGTCCCTCTCGGACAAACTTGGAACCGAATTTAAAAATATTCAGACTGAATTTGACGGTGGTTTAAAAGTCGCAAAAGGGATTCTGAAGGGCGGCGCAGCTAATGCATTTGCGTTTGCCTGGCAGAATCCTGAATCTTCAAAAATAATTGTATCAAGAGTCGTAGTTGATGTCACTACAAAAGGGGCAGTCGATGGAGCTCTGCTCGATGTAGGACCAGGAGCAACCGCAGCTACAACTAGCGATACCCTCATCGATGGGCTTGATATTGCAACAGCGACTATCACAGCTGATAATATCACAAACAAAGGTACAAATGGGCGTAGCGTCTGTAAACTTGATGAAAAAGGCGGGACTACAGCGTATATTACTGGGAAGATTTTAATCCAGGCAGCTACTGCACTCGCAGGGAAATATTACATTTATTATACGGTAGTATGAGGTGAGTTGATGTACTCTCCTCTTATTTTTGATCCAGTTGAGCTCTTCTCCGATAAGGCTGTAGCGGCGTCAACAACTTCCGATCCATCCCAGAGACTTGAAACGACTAGACTTACGAAAGTTCAGGTCAGAGTGAAGAATACTGGTGCTTCTACGAATGTTACTATAAATATTTATTCTGTTGATTCAGCGACAGGCGGTATCAGCGCGTTGATTCAGCCGTTCACGCTGGGATCCGGAAGTGCACAGAGTCCATACACAGCATGGCGGTACATTGAGAAAGATGCGATTCCTAGGTATATCTACGCTCAGATCGTGAATAACGACGCGGCTAATGTAGCGAAAGTGACTGTTAGTATTGATCGGTGGCGTTAATGAAGTTGAAAACTCCATCTGCCCCTTTTTCCCCGGTTCCGATTAGAGGAGAGTCTATAACAGTCGAGACTGAAGGTAAAATCCTAGTCTTGCCTACTGGAAATCCGCTATTGCTCCCATCTAATAATGAATATACACTAACGCCAGGGAGATCATTACCAACTACAGGAATCTACACATTCACAGACGATTATGATAGTGAAACTGGATTGAAGAATTTAACATATCCATGGATTGCACTTCTATCTCTAACCTCTTCTGATATCGATTTCTTTTTGTTTACACATCGTCCAAAAAAGTTGCAATATAAAGTCGAAGCTATAAAATCAGGACATGAGCAATTCTTGACTTCAGATTCAAAAACGTTTCTTACATCAGATTTGAAAAACTTTTACGTCATTTACTATGAAGACTTTATTACAAAGTTAGTTTTGTATCCTGGGAATGGGATGATTTATCATGGTCAGATAACTTACCCAAGTATTACTCTCGATTCAAATTCTGATTTTGTGCCTGATGTTTTTGACATTAATATAATTGGATCTCTGACTAAATTTTTACAACCTTATGGATGTGTAGATGGTAGAATTGGTACGCAGCAGTTTTTAACATCTAACTTTAGTGACTTTTTAACATCAGATAAAAAATATTTATTTGTGAGGGCGTGATCATATGACAACATACACAAGTAATTACACAGGAGAGGAAATTGATAATCTCCTGACCTATATCCAGCTCATCAAACAAAAAAACTCAATGCCAGTGGGGATCAAATGGGATACAACGTCAAGCAGCCCGTTTCTCACACGAGTGGATATCAACAAAAATCCCATAGATGTCGATACAACATTTTTCAACAATCATCAAATTTTTGGAAATATCAGCAGATGTGTATTCACAGACCCGACGACTGGAGAACATGAATTCGGTAAAAACGCAAGAGGGGACGGTCTTGACCTAACAGGAGCAAGT